CCTGCAGGTCCACACCCAGACTCTGGACTGCCTTCTTCAAATCGACCTTCTTGGGATCGATCTGTGCCATGCCGCCTTGGTAGACGACACCCGGCATCAACGCGTCTTCAAGACCAAAGACCTTGCTAACGTAGTCGTTGTCTTCCGGCTTCCAACCGTACTGAGCGTAACGAATCTTCGAGAAGTCGTCGAGCTTGTTACGAGTTAGGAACTTGTAACCCAGGTACCCAGCACCTGCAACAGCTGCAATACCCAAAGCAGGAAGGAGCAGAGGTGAGCCAATGACCGCCCCAAGTCCAGAAAGCAGCGCACTGCCCCCCATACCCAGCAGACCCATTGCTCCGCCTTCCACCCCAGCCAGAGCAGCAGCGCCAGACAGAGCGCTGTAGCCAGTCGCTGCCGTACCTGCATAGTCCAGTCCCGTCCCCAACGTTGTGTGACCCGTGGCGTTCGCCAGTGAGCCTGCGGCTCCCAGTGCCAGACCGGCACCCAGACCCTTACCCCACTTCAGACCACCGAGGAGACGACTACCTAGACCACGCTTAGCGGCGCCCGCTACGGCACCTTCGGCAGCTTCTGCACCACCCTTGCCAAAGAGGCGTCCGAGACCTGGAATCTTACGCAAGAAGCGACCACCCGGAATCTTACTGAGCAGTCGTTCACCAACTGCTTGACCGATCCCGGATTCGATGTCGTCCATCAGACCACCTTTATGCTCCTCATCGCCGTCCTTCTTCTTGCGATTGAAGAGTTTCGAGAGCAGACTCAAGACACCGCCTGTCTTCTTCCCATCGTCGGAACCACCTTTACCGGCCCGACGAGCGTCTTCTTCCTCTTGCTCCTTACGCCGCTGATGTTGATCTTCGATCGAACCCTTGCGAATGTTCTTCGGTTTGGGCAGACGATCCTTCAGCAGGTCACGAATCTCACCCACGGTGTCGAGCAGTTTCTTACCGCCACCGAAGAAAATTCCTTGACGACCAAAGAGGCCAGCGAATCCCGAGAGGAATCCCTTGCCCAGACCAAACATGTTGCCGATGCCTTGGTTGATACCGCCCGCCAACCATTTCATCGCACCAAAGCCTGCACCTGCAATCTTGCCCACACCGGAGAGGAGACGGCCAACACCAGTCTTCAGCGGGTTCCCATTCTTATCGAACAGACCCAGCTTAAACTCTTCCTCTTCCAGAACCGTCACGCCCTTGTAGTTGTAGACGGCGCCATCAATGTCTTTCGGATTCTTGATGACGTGGTCATTGACTGCCGACTTGTAACCACCAGCGCGCATGGTTTTGGCGTCAAGCGCCTTACGCAGACGTTGTGGGTGATCCTTGTCGTGCACATAAACGTCTTGCGGACCGTTCATGTAAGAGGTTGCAGCCTTGAGCACCATACCACCGGCACCCGAAACCATCTTCCACCCAGCAGGCAACGCATTGAAGATGCTACCGCCGATCGAGTTACCGATCTTGCTGGCCGTCTTGACAATCGCACCCAGTCCCCGGATCGTCTTCTTGCCCATGCCTTCTTTCACATAGGCTGTCTGGGCTTGCTCATCCGTCATGACGATGCCAGACGAATCAGCCACCGCACCCTGAATGTCCTTCCAGGTATGGATCGGTTTACCAGTCTTGGCGTCGAAGTACTCGCCTGCCTTCAACCGCTGACCGTAGAGGAGCACTTTGCGCGGACCCGTCTCTTCTGAATACACGTCCTTGAAGCCGCGCATCTTGTCAAACGCCCGTCCGACTTGCTTACCGATCAAACCGGTCGCGAATCGTGAGACAGCATTGACCGCACCGAAGCCGCCGCCAACCAGCCAGTTACCGATTCGACCCGCACCTTTCATGCCACCCCAGACACCGCTCGCAATACCCTTAGCAGCATCCTTGATCGAGCGGTTCCACCAGAAGCCCTTACCCTGCTTGCCTACATCAGCGGCTGCTGCCGGGATGTTCCCATCCGCAACGTTACCGACCACGATCGTCGGCAGACCTTTGTTGATCCGCTCTTCGATGCGCAGGACGGCTTCCAGCATTTTGGCGGTCGGTTCGACCACACTGGTGGCCTGGATCGCCTTGATGAGGTCTTCGTTGTTGGACTTGACTTCGATCTGTTGCGGACGCGCCGTGACGCCTTGACCTACGTATTGCTGCGGTGCCGGACGAGCGGCACGCTTCTTGCGGAAACCACCTCGACCCATCGGTTGTCCGCTGAAGGTGTGGTGGCCTGGACTCGCCGGATTGTAGTCACTTCCGTAGTAATACTGGAAGAACTTCTCGAGATCAACGCGATCTTCATCGTCATTGATCAGGCCCGACTCGCGCAGGAAGTCCGTCATGCCGAGATTGGCGAAGTCCTGCACCTTCTCGCGCGAAGCTGACGCATACTGACCCAGCGCGTTGTACTTCTCAGCGAAGAGATGCTTACGCGTGGCGTCCGGATCGTTCTTGAAGTAATCCCGGAAGAGTTTCGAGAACTGTTCGCCATGCTGAGTGGCTTCCCCGTCGTAACGGTTCGTCTTACCCAGCACTTCCACACCACCCAGACGACCCCGTACGTTGTTACGCAGCAGCTGTTGACCGAGGATGCGACGTTGTTCCGGTGTCAGCGACTTGCTCTTATCCACTTCATCGAGCAGGCTTTCGACGTTGTCCTTCGTCCAGTCGCGCTCGCTACCCTTAACCAACGAACCGAACGCATTCTTCCTCACGTTGGACTGTGTGTCGAACTTGTTCTTCGTGTAGTCGTAGTGGACCATCTCCGTATTCTGGTCACCCGTCCGGATGATGGTCAGCTCACGGAGCATACGAGCGAGATAACCCGGAATGATCTCATTGAGCGTCTTGGCATTCTGACGGCTGAAGTACGCCGGTTCTTGCATGCCTTGAATCGTGTCTTTCTGAATGCCGGTTTGCAGACGAGAAGAGGCTCGTACATTCGCTTTGAGGAAACGCACCAAGCCATCACTGATTCCGCCCGTTTCACCTTTGTTTGATCGGGCCCACTCACCGAGAATCATCGGCAGGTTTTCAACGCCGTACTGGAGTTTGTTGCCCGTGCGACGAATGCCGGGCATCTTGTCCAGATGCGGCTTGAGTTTACCAGCCAACCATTCACCGATGACCGCTGTACCGATGGCACCTGCGGCCGTCCCGCCAGCATGCCAAGGATCGGTCTTGTGACCCATCGCTTCAGCCAGGTCCATGCCGTCAAGCGCACTGTTCAGCGAACCCAACCCCATGCTACCCAGACCAACTGCGCCTTTCACACGACCCAGTGCCGTCTTCTTCAGATTCCCCGTGAGGTTATTGAAGAATTCGTTGTTGCGACCAAAGATCGTGTTACCGATCGCGTTACCGAGCTGGCGCTTGGCCATGTCCTTGAACGCGTCCGATGCCTTGAGCTTGACTTGCTCCGGCAGAGCCGTGTTATGAACAATAGCGGCCAGCGCTGCCTTCAGTTCTGCATTGCTGCGCTTCGATTCCTCGAGCGCGTCTACAGCAACGAAATAATGACGGTACTGGAGCTCGAGCGATTTGCGATGGTAGCTACTGGTAACGTTGGCTTGGTAATCCACAAGCTGAGCGATACCAAGACGCATTTGGTCCATCTGTTGAAGCTTGTCCCGATGGCGGACTTGTTCCAAACCTTCACGAAGCCGATCCTTCTGATCACTATCCGTGCTCTGCTTTTGTTGGAGCAGAGCTTGTGCTTTAATCATCCCGCTGAGCATGCCGGAGATCTCGGCTTCTCGCGGGTCGTACATGGGAGACGACGGATTCATGTCCGCCGTCTCCGTCCACTTCTTGACCATCTCCGAAACTTTCTTCGGCATCACCTCGTCCACTTTCGGGAGGAGGCGAGCCGTCGTACGTTTCAAGTCGTTCATGAACGGCCGGATCTCTCGGGTCGTGTCATCGTATAGACTTTTAATCGTCGACGCAGATTTCTCGGTGAGATCATAGGCCGAACCGAACCCTCTGGGCAAGGCGGCTTGAACCATGGACTTCGCAAAGTCGTTGCTCAGAGCGACGGCAGAGAACCCGGTCTTCAAACCAGATGCCACCTTCATGATAGGCTTGCGTGTGTCCTTCGGCAGCTTGATGTCAAAATCGAAGTCAGGGACATCCAGCGACTTGTCGAATTTGAAATCATCGAGTGTAAATTTCTGTTGCTTGGCCATAAACACAGGCTCCAGTTATGTAGGGCTTATCTGAAGCCCCTCATAGGTTTGGGCTTAAACCCGCAGGATAAGATATGCCTCAAAAATCCGACGTGCCATTTAACGTGAGTATTCTTGAGCTCACGGAGAAAAAGCTCGTGGGTGTGAAACCGGTGACGAAGCAAGACATCTTCGATGGCGCGACGCGCAACTTCGACGAAGGTGGCCTCTTCTCCGTGTCCATCTTCGGCAAAGTTGGTGACGAAAACCGTTCGCGACGCTTTTCTTTCATTGACATCAAGGCTCCTGTTTTTCACCCGGTGATCTATCGCGCCCTTGCCAGCCTGAAACGGCTTTATGCCGGTATCATGGCTGGTACGGAGTATGCGACGTGGAACCCGGAGATCAAGGACTTCGAACGGTCGAACTCCGTGGTCGGTCGTACGGGTTTTGCGTTCTTTCTGGAGTACTGGAAGTTCATCGAGTACGGGGACACCAAATCGGTCACCCGTGAGCAGAACACCATGCTCATCCAGAAGTTCATCAACGTTGCCCTCACGAGCAAGGTCATTGTGATGCCTGCGGGGATGCGTGACGTGGAACTGGATGGCGGGCGCGTTCAGATGGACGAGATCAACAACTTCTATCGCAAGTTGCTCGCCATCTCGAACACCGTGCCGGAAAGCGCGGTGCGCAATTCGCCGGAAGTGATCAACACAGCGCGCTTCAATCTGCAAATCACGTTCAACCAGTTGTACGAGCTGCTCGAGAACATGGTTCAGGGCAAGAAGAAGCTGCTGCTCGGCAAGTGGGCTTCCCGTCGGATTCAAGACGGCACGCGAAACGTGATCACGGCCATGGATACGTCCACGCCGTATCTGGGAGCACCGGACTCGGTTGGTTTCAACAACACCGTGATCGGTCTGTACCAGCTGCTCAAAGCAGCGCGACCTATCGCGATGTATCACATCCGCAACGGCTTTCTCTCGAAGGTGTTCTTCGAAGTGGGTCGTCCGGTGAAGCTCGTCGACAAGAAGACACTGCGTCCCGTGGAAGTCAACTTGCGTCCGCAGTCTTACGATCGCTGGATGACCAACGAAGGGATCGAGAAGGTCATCACGTCGTTCGGCGAAGAAGACATGCGTCATAAGCCGCTCGAGATCGAAGGTTACTATCTGGGCCTGATGTACAAGGGTCCGGACGGTACGTACAAGATGTTCCAAGACATCGGTGACGTCCCGGTCGATCGCAGCCGTAAGAACGTGACACCGATCACGTTCTGTGAGCTGCTCTATCTGTCGACCTTCCCCTACATCAACAACCTGCCGCTCTTTGTGACGCGGTACCCGGTGACGGGTGTGGGTTCGATCTATCCGTCCAAAGCGTACGTGAAGACAACGATCCGAGCTGAGACACGTCGTGAACTGGATGACAACTGGCAGGTGACTTCGGAATCGAAGATTGCCTATCAGTTCCCGATCACAGGCGGTCCGTTCATCAATTCGCTCGTGCCGCATTCGGCGAAGCTCGGCAAGCTCGGCGCAGACTTTGACGGTGACACGGCATCAGCCAACGTGACGTACTCGGACGAATCGATCGCAGAGGTCAACGAACACCTCACGAAGAAGCGCGCCTACGTCGGTACCGACGGTACGTTCACGTCCAGTATCAACGTCGCCACTGTGGCGCTGGTCATGCACAATCTGACAGGTTACGATTCATGATTTTCTTTCCCAACTTCTTTCGGCGGTACGGTGTGCGCACGGCTGGTCAGCTCACCAATCCGCCGTTGCCGAAAGTTGACCAGCTGGAGTTGCCGCGTAATTCGATTTACCATTACGTCAGCGAAACAGCCGTCGACATCGGCCCGCGGTCGGATGAGTTTCTGTTCCGTCACGTGGCGCGGCCGATTCCGATGATGCATGTGACGGACCTGCTATCGGACAAGGGCATCCCGCGTCGGATTGCATCACCGGTTGAAACCGAGATCCGCAAATACCACCAGCACCATCGACGTTTCCGTCGTCAGTTCACGCTGCAAGCAGGCCTGCGTGACACGAACGTCCCGTTCGTGATGAACTACGGGTTCCTGACAGGTCTGTACCGTTATCAGCGATCGATGTACACGGAGTACAATCGCTGGTACAACATCGCAGCGACAGTGTGGCAAACCATCGGGAAACTGGCCGAGCAATCGGACCGCAACCAGTTCATCCAGATCCGTCTGCCGAAAGTCCTGCCAGGCTTGACCGATCTGCGCATCGCATCTGAGTCGCTGACCGATGGGGAAGTCCTGTCGTACGCCACCGAAAACATGAAGGTGGTGATGGAGTCGGCCGATAAGGACTGGCTCAAGACGATGGACGTCTATCCGAACCTGATGGATAGCGTTGCGATGGAAGCAATGAATCAGCGTACGCTGCGCGTGTTCCACACGCCGGAAACGCTGATGCTGCTCGAGCTGTGGAAGTGGGCTGGTCCGAACCGCCATGCATCACTGATTTCGCACGTCGAAGACAAGTACCTGGACCGCATCAACCTGCTCTTCGTGGAGTCGGGTCGTTGGTTCGTGGTGAACCTCGGTGTCATCAACCGCTGGCGCGTAGCAACGGCTGAAGAACTCGCCGCAAATCCGCAAGCCAACCAGAAGGGCCTCGATCCGGTTCAGCTGCAACGCCGACTGCTCCGTATGTCGATGTCGCTCTTCCAGGTTCGCACGGATGTGGGTCCGGAAGTCCAACTGGCAGCGAACGCTGAAGAACCGGTGCAAGCTGCTGACCAGCAGGTCGAAGACGTCGAACGCGAAGAAGGTCATCCGAATACACCGGATGCGTTCTACCAAGAGAAGGACGAAGGCGAACAGTTCGACGCTGAGCAAGCAGATCAGGAAGAAGAGCAGAACGGCGTGGTCATGCTGCCTGCGACGAATCCGAAGGTCGATCCGAAGACTGGTCAGGCTGTACTCAAGCCCGATACGATCAAGTCCGATGACGTGACGTTCGACGAAAGCTCGGAACTCATGAAAACGGATCTGGCAGAGGACATCTTGCCGGACCCGAACGAGGACGCCGAGATCGAACGTGACTTGCAGGAACTGGATCGTCTGTCGCGTCAAGCTCACGACAAGGCAGAAGGTCAGGTCGAGCAAATCGACATCAACGATATCGCTCAACCGGAAGATGGCGTCATTGCGCTGCTCAACCGGCTGGCTGATGACGGGATGGTGAGCGCCGCCGAGTATCGTCGCTTCACACAACTGGCTCAGTCGCCCAAGCAGATCATTTCGCCGAACGGCAAGCAGAACCTGCATGAGTTCTCGGTGATTCAGCCGCATCAGACGAAGATCCATGAATCGAAACCGATCAAGGATATTCCGACGGTGCTCGATAAGACGATGCTCAAGTCGACGCTGCTGGAGTTCGATCAGCGCTACATCGAAGAGCTGCTGGAAAAGGATGTGGCAGGGATGGTACTGGCGTTGCAAAACGCCGGTATCTGCGTGACGTCCTACGAGCGGGAAGAAGTGGAAGACGTGATGGGTTCGTACGTGATGTACCACGTGCGGATTGTGCCGGTACAAGGCACGGCGTCGACCCTGCACTTCAAGCTGCCGCTGCTCAACGACGATGGCACCTACATGGCGAACGGGACCCGTTATCGCATCCGTAAGCAAAAGGGTGACATGCCGATCCGCAAGATCGCACCGGACCGCGTGGCACTGACGTCCTACTATGGCAAACTCTTTGTGAGCCGTAGCGAGAAGCGGGTGAACGACAAGGCTGCCTGGTTGCGTAATGCAATCATGGCAATGGGGCTCGACAACGAGAACACCACGGTCGTGAACCTGCATCCGGGTGACATGTTCGATAACCTTTTTGAAGCGCCGCGTCTGTACACGTCGCTCGCGATGGGGTTCCGGGGTTTCACGATCGATTCGGCTCATTTCCCGAAGAAGCTGAACTTCTTGTTCGACCACACGAAGCGTGAAGCGCTTTACGGACCGGAAGTCTTGGCGGCACTCGAGACCAACGGATCGATCGTCTGTGGTCAAGCCGAAGGGGGACAGTACATCCGCATGGGTAAAGAAGGCGGAATGTATCTGGAAACCGTTGTCAATGGTAAACCGGCAGGCGAAGGTGAGTCTGTGCCGGACTTCGAAACGCTGCTCGATCTGGATAACCGCAAGTCGCCGGTGGAGTTTGCTGAACTGAAGGTGCTGGGTCGGACGATTCCGATTGGCGTGGTCCTGGGCTACCAAATGGGCTTGGAAAAGCTCATGAAGTCGCTCAAGGTCAATCCGCGGCGCGTCCATGCAGGGCAGCGTCTGAATCTGCAGGCAAACGAGTATGCAATTGCCTTCGCGGACGAAACGCTGATCTTCCCGCGCGAAGCGGAATTTGCAGCGATGATTCTCTCGGGCTTCAACGAGTACCATCGTTCGATTCGCAACTACAGCGTCTACGAGTTCGACCGTCGAGGTGTGTATCTGAACATTCTGGAGTCGGGCGGTCGAAGCGAGCGTTACCTGCGTGAAATCGATCTGATGTACCAGATGTTCATCGATCCGATCACGAAGGAGTTGCTCCAGGAGATGCATGAGCCGACCACGTTCCAGCTCCTGCTGGTGCGGGCAGTGCAGATGTTGTTGACTGACCACCACCCGGATGAACTCGATCCGAAGTACATGCGGATCAAGGGCTACGAGCGGATGGCAGGTGCGGTGTATGCTGAACTCATTCGGGCGATCCGGATTCATAACGGACGTCCGGGTAAGAACAAGCATCCGATCGATTTGAATCCGTACGCAGTCTGGACGGCCATTCAGTCGGACCCGGCCAAGAACCAGGTGTCGGACATCAACCCGGTGGAAAACCTGAAGGACGTCGAAGCTGTTACGTTCTCGGGAACGGGTGGTCGCGGTAGTCGCTCGATGACCAAGCGTACGCGGGTGTACCATCGCAACGACATGGGGACGATCTCCGAGTCGACGAAGGACTCCTCGGACGTGGCAATCAACACGTATCTGTCGGCGGACCCGCAGTTCAACTCGCTGCGCGGTACCTCCAAGCCTTACGTGATCGGTGAAACGGGTGCGACGGCGTTGCTGTCCACTGCGGCCCTGCTCTCGCCGGGTTCGGATCGTGACGATGCGAAGCGGGTGAACTTCGTGGGGATTCAGCATTCTCACGGGATTGCCTGTTCGGGTTACACGCAAGCCTCGGTTCGTACGGGTTACGAACAAGTGCTGGCTCACCGGACGTCGGATCTGTACGCCTACACTGCCAAGAAGAACGGCAAAGTGATTTCGGTGTCGGATACGGGGATGGTGGTCGAGTACGAAGACGGGACTCGCAAGGGCATCGATCTCGGTCGACGCTACGGTAACGCAGCAGGTCTGACGGTCGCTCATGAAGTTGTGGCGGACGTCAAGGAAGGGCAGGAGTTCAAGGCAGGGGATCTGCTCTGTCACAACACGGGGTTCTTCGAGAAGGATACGCTGAATCCCAACCAAGTGGTGTGGAAAGCAGGCGCCATTGTCAAGACGGTGCTTATGGAGTCGACGGACACACTCGAAGACTCCTCCGCGATTAGCAAGCGGGTATCGGGTTTGCTCATGACGAAGACCACCAAGGTTCGCAAGATCGTGGTGAACTTCGAACAGTCGGTTCGACGCCTGGTAAAGGTCGGCCAAACCGTGGCAAGCGAGGATATCCTATGCATAATCGAGGACGCGATCACGGCGAACAACAACCTCTTCGATGAAGAGTCTCTGGATACTCTGCGGCTCTTGAGCGCGCAGGCTCCACAGGCGAAGTCGAAGGGCGTGATTGAGCGCGTGGAAGTCTTCTATCATGGCGACAAGGAAGACATGTCTGAATCGCTTCGCCAGCTGGCGAACTTCTCGGACCGTGAATTGGCTAAACGTCACCGCTCGGCGGGACGTAAAGGTTTCAGTGGGAGCACCGATGAGGGCTTCCGTGTGGATGGTGAGCCGCTGGCGTTGGATACCATGGCAATCCAAATCTACATCACGGCTGATGTTCCAGCAGGCGTGGGTGACAAGGGTGTGTTTGCCAACCAGATGAAGACGGTGTTCGGCAAGGTGATGGAACAGGAACTGAAGACGGAGTCGGGGACAATCATCGATTGCGTGTTCGGTTACAAGAGTGTCTACGATCGTATTGTGAATAGCCCTGCGATCATCGGCACAACCACCACCCTTCTGGACGTGATTGCGAAGCGAGCAGTCGCTGCCTACAAGAGCTAACTGAGCGGGCTGCTGGGACTTCGGTCCCAGCGGTCTCCTCTGCCTTTATTCACGTCCTTTCAATTACGTCCACTAGACAGGAAAAGCTATGCAATTGCAAGATTCGCATCGGACGATCAACACCCTCGGCAACGGTGCCGAGCTGGTGTGCGCCATTGTCCAGGGAGTCGTCGGTAACGACGTAGCGGACACCATCGACGGGTCGCCCCTGACTCGTAGCACGATTTTCAACCTCGCGCAACTGAAGTTCCAGGAAGCGCAGGGCAAGGTTCTCGGAGGCGAATAACCATGCTGACCCTCGAAGCACTCGAAAGTGCCATTCCGCTGGCTGAACGTTTCGACCAGCGCGGCATGGTCGTCATTCCGCGATCGGACACCCCGCTCGAACATCTGGTCGGCCACACCCGTAGTGGTGAAGAAGTCGTCAGCTCGCACGACGGCGTGACGATCAAGGTCGACGTCCAGCAAATGGCGATGGCTGCTGCTCAGAAGGACCCGGTCTTCGGCGAGAGCTCGCACGACCGTGTTCTCGACGAAGTGGCCGAAGTCTGTATCCCGGCTGTGCAAGGCCACATCAAGCACGCGAAGGAAATCGTTGCTCCGGCTGTTGCTGAACTCGTCACTCGTACGAGCGAAGTCATGGCCGGTCTCACGCCTTCGAAGCTGCTCGGCATGGAAGTGAGCGTCGAAGAACTGCCTGCGCCCTTGACGAACGGTTCGTTCGATTCGATGGTGCGCAAGTACGAAGAAACGCCGTTCAACAGCCCGCCGCTGTCATTCGATCTGCCGGACCAAACGGCCGCAGAAATCGTCGACCTGATGAAAACTGGTTCCAGCGGTCTGGACAGCGACATCGAGCAGTTCGCTGCGACGCTGGGCGACGGCTGCCTCATCGGCATCTGGCGTGATTTCTTCCAGCAAGTCCCGAGCGATCTGGATGCAGTTCGCACGAAGCGTTTCGTCGACTACATGCAAGACAGCGAATGCGGTCTGGACAACGCGCTCGTCGTGTTCCTGCTCGCCCGCAAGCTCTTCGAGAATCCGCTCGACGGTATCACGATGAGCCTGCAAGCGTACGAGACGCTGATGGCGGATTTCCGCGATCAAGCTGCGGCCCATCTGTGCCGTGAACTCGACGCGTTCGATCAAGCCGAGAAGAACGGCGCGATGGTCGTGAGCTATACGACGAACAAGATCGTCGTGAATGCCGGGCTGTACAAGAAGTGGATCGAAGATGGCGGCGACAACGACGTGCTCTTCGGCAATCTGCTCCAGAGCAACCCGTACGTGATGCTCGCGGACATCGAAGAAAACGCACAGCAGCTCAAGCGTGCCTGGGCGAACCACTCGGCACTCGTGGCGACGGTGGAAGCCAACAAGCGCTTTGCGCGTCTGAAGGAAACGCTCGCCAGCGTCTTCCGCCAGCAAATGCGTGATCTGGACGATGAAGAGCGTGCGAACGTCGACGTCGAGGCCACGATCAACCGTTTCGACGCATTGCTCGACGACGTGTGCGAAGCCGACTGCGAGTGCTTGTACACGCTGTCGCTGCGCCTCGTGTGCCGCTCGCGCTGGCCGCGCAGCGAAGCCGAACGTATCCTGTCCGGCATCGACCGCATCAAGAAGAAGAACCCGTCGCTCGACGTGCGTGAAGCGGCCGCTATCTCGGTCATCGAGTACGTAGCCTGGTGGGTGGCCTCGCAGATGCAAGTCGTCGACGCGAAGACGCTGAAGTCGAAGGAAAACAATGTCGGTCCGGTCGTCGCTGTATAAGCGGGAGGTAAGTCATGGACGTCAAGAAGCTGATTCGCGACCCCAAGCGCGTCCAGGCTTACCTCGAAGAATTGCCCGATGGGAGCCTCGTTTGTAAGAAGGCAGTGAAGATTTACATTCCTGCTCGCTTTGCAGAACGGGGCCTCGCTCAGATTGGCATTGAAACCTACATCGTGGGAATTTATGCCATCGTCGTAGAAGACGTGTACTACGGTGTGTCGCTCGTCAACGCGATGATGCCGATTGAACCCACATCGACGCTGAAGATTCAAATCGACGGCGACGACTATTACGAGTTCACGTTTGACGCCGGTAGCGTCGTCTGCCCCAGTACCGATCTGGTAAAGACTGACGTGCTGGTGTACAAAATCTACGACGAGATCATCTCGAAGGGTCGGGTACCGTGGTACCTCGGCTACCTCGAACTCGGGCAGATCTTCGATACGGCCGGATACCACGCTGGTGCGAACATTGGTAAGAACCAGGAAGTCACGGAGCTGATCATTTCGATGATCAGTCGTAGCGAGAAGGATCGGAACAAGTATTACCGCACGACGATCCAATCTCTGGACGAGCTGATGACCAATCGGCCTGCGTTCATTCCTCTGCGTTCCGTGCAGTACGCAGCGACGAATACGACCAACAAGCTCGCGGGGTCGTACTTTAGTGACGCATTGGTCAGTGCTCTCGTCAACCCGAGCGATCGGGTGGAGCGCATTGAGTCGCTGTTGAGAGCGTGAGCAGGACCAACAACCGAGAACCAGTATGAGCAATCAAATTCGATTCGCATGTACGGCGCTCGCGGCATCGAACAAGTCCGGAGTTTTGAAGAAGGACGACAGCGGCTACTACGAACTGGTAGTCGGCGCTCTGAACATCTTCAACTCGATCGGTCAGTACTACGTGTACGACCAGGCTCGGGATCTGTTCGAAAGCTCGAGCACGTTCATGCGACGTGTGAAGCGCGGGGTGCTGCGTGGCGAATTGGGTCATCCCAAACCGTTACCTGGCATGAGCGAAGAGCAGTTCGCTCAGCGCGTGATGTCGATCTACGAAGACAACGTGTGTTGCCACCATAAAGAGATCTACCTGGACTTCGATCGCGTGAAGGACGAACACGGTCAACCCGTGATCGCCATCATCTCGAAGGTCTATCCGTCGGGTCCGCATGGTGAGCAGCTGCGCAAGTCGCTGGATAACCCGAACGAGAACGTTTGCTTCTCGATTCGGGCCTTCACCGACGACTTCATGGATCGTGGTATCTGCAAGCGTGTGCTGCGTACGATCGTGACGTGGGACCAGGTGCTCGAACCCGGTCTGGCTGTGGCTGAGAAGTTCAAGGCCCCGGCTCTGGAGAGTGGCGCGGTCGGCGCATCGGATCGCAACACGGCTGACTTCGATCACCTCTTCAGTCGCGGGACACTGGAACGCTCGATGCGTCAATCCTCGCGTTTTGCGATGGAATCCGCTGCCGTGCTTACGGGACAGGAACTGTTCTCGAGCATGGGCTGGGATCTGTCCGAGACCAAGGGCATGAAAAAGCCCGCCTTCCTCGAGTGGTAAACCACTGCGTGGACGCCCAGGGGAAACCCTGGGCTCTATGCCCGAAATTCGCACGATTCAAACATTTTTCACCCGTATATCACTACCTTGGACTGGAATGGAAACCAGTTAAACCGTGTAATTATTTTACGCACTTACCTCCTGCTATGCGATAGCTATATCGCGCTTTCAAACGAGGAAACTTTCGAAACCATCATGGACAACATCATTCTGACGTTCAAGGATCAGCAGTACCCGCTGGCCAAAGTTCTGGGTAAAGGCAAGTCGGGTCCTCCCGTGGAAGTCAAGTTGGCGGATCTGAATATCTCCAACGAAGCGGTGTTCGACCTGATCAAGCTTTCGCAGGAATCGGCCGAGTACGATAACGGACCGGTCATCTTCTACAAGCACGAAGGTCAATACATCCTCTTCGGCGGCAAGCAGAAGGCTCTCGCCCAAATCGCTAAAGGCGCGACGACGGTCAAAGGAACGCTGCTAACGTCCTTCGCACTGAAGGGTATTCGCATTGAAAAGCCGATGGCGGAATCGGCCAAGATCGAAGCGATCGCAGCTCTCACCAGCAAATTCAGCTCAACGCATTCCAACCGCGTTGAGACGAAGCCGCGGACCTACGGCAGCAAGCCGAGTTATCCGCGCACCACTTCGGGGCAGCCGCTGCACGCCCGGAGTAAGTAGGACCTGCAGCGGTTCTTGAGCTCAAGGACTTTTGTAGTACAACCTCACGTAGTATCAATCCATCTTTTTTAATTCCGACAACAAGGAACGTATCATGAGCGAAGTCAAACAAGCTGTTCGCGGCGAAATCAAGCAAGCCACCCGTGATCTGGCCGATCGCATCCGCAAGGAAATCAAGATCGACCCGAAGACCGGCAAGGCCGAAGTCCCGGCGGACCTGTATGTCAACACGCTGCCCGAAGGCGTGACGAAGGAACACGTCGAGGCAGTCGACAACCACAACACGCTGTTCGCGGCCGCGTCGTACCTGGCACTCGGCGAAGAAGCGATCCCGGTCTTCAAGAAGCACAAGAACCTGAACGAAGTCACGGTCGAGATCCCGACTGTCGGCAAGTCGAAGTTCGAAGGCATCTTCGAACGCAGCTCGCAAGTGCGCGCGCCGGGCGCGACGGAAGCCACGACGAAGTACGGCACGGGCTCGATGAAGCTCGACTTCTACGGCGGCGCCCAGCACCGCGGCGAGTTCAAGAAGGTGCGCGACCACCTCGTCGACCAGGCCGCTTCCACGCTGGCCGACTAAATCGGCCTACCTCGTTTCACGCCCAGTAAACAAATAACCTCATCAGAAATCACTTCGGTGATGTCAGAATAGGCACTGGCTCTGGGCGTGGGACTAAGGGAGGGGACTTCGGTCCCCTCCCCCAATGCTTCTTTTTTTTCGTTGTTACAGAGACCAATCAGAGACCAACCGTGCAAAACCGAAAAGAAAACGCGCAATTGATCGTCAGCATCGACGCCATCGGCCGTCCCGTCTACGTGGATGGTGTCCCGGCGCTGTTAAACCGCTCTCTGAGCCGTCTGAAGAACATCCTGGGGGGTCAGGTGCTTCACACGACGGAAGAGGCTTATAGCGCCTGTAAAGCAGTACTGGATCAAGCAGCACTGGAGCAGCACGCAGCCGTGCGACTCATTGAGCAGAACTACTCGCTGTCTGAGAATCTGAAGAAGGCCTACCAGGAACACAATCAGCGTTATCTGGGCGGCATGACCGAGACCGAAGTCGAACACTGGGCGACGGATTTCCACTTCAGCTCGTTCGACAAGATCGTGATGGGTCGCTCGCACTCGGCTGGTTTTGTCAGTCGTATTCACATCGCGCAATACTTCGCGCAGAAATCGCCGGAAGGCTCGAAGACGCTGGAAGTCTTCTACACCGACGACAACCTGCGCGCGAATGGCTACAAGCTCGAATCAAGCGATTGGGAATCGCTCCCCTATCGCGCCGGAGGACCGACCTGTGCACAAATCCGACACACCGTCTGGCGGCACGAATCCGCCCGAAAGCAAGCCCTTCCACTTCTTTCTGTGGACGATTCAGCTTGGGCAATGGCGGCTGCTCAACGCCAAGAGCGTGACGCAGCCAACCGAGTCCGAGTCGAACTCGACGAATACGAAAACATCTCCGTCTCCCAACGCATCGTCGCGAATAACCCCGAGTACTTCCGTCAACTCCGGACGCTCCGTTGACGACATCAAGTTGATCAATACGACGGCGAAGTCTGGGATCGCGGCATTTGCTCCGGACTTCGAACACGTCATGGCGTACAAGGAAGGACGGCTCTCGGAGCAGTCCTACACGGAACTCTACGAAGACAAGATGGTGGAGTCCCGTGACATGCATCGTGCCGTATGGGATCGGCTTTCCGTCTATCCCTATTCCGCCTACGCCTGCTACTGTCCGGCCGGTCAATTTTGCCACCGACATTTGTTCATCCAACACGCCAAGTCCCATCTGGAATCCATGGGCTGGCGTGTTCGGATTATGGGCGAGATCACCAAGGAGCATTTCCCCAAGCCGTGAAGAATGGCTGAAAGGTAAGCCATGGGTGCATGACATCCTTTAACAAAAAAAGAAGAGAACTACAATGCCGTTCGTAAAAGAAGATACGCGGGCACTCGCTCGCATCGTGAAGATCGACGAAATCAAACCGATCAAGAAAGCTGATCGTTTGGAAATCGCCGTGGTCGGTGGTTGGGAATGTGTCGTCGCGAAAGATCTGTACAAAGCCGGTGACACGGCTGTCTACTTTGAGATCGATGCTGCCGTGCCGCTGGACAGCCCGATCTGGGGTGACTTCGACAAGAAGTATCTGCTGATCAAGCAGGACGAAGAAAATGGCGGGAAACAATACGCTGTGATCAAGACGCTCAAGTTGCGCTCGACGCTCTCGCAAGGTCTGCTCATGCAACTGAAGAACCTCGAGAGCATCCCGGCGTTGCTCAAGGCGGCAACGGGTGCAGCGAAGGGAGATGGCGAAGTGGACCTCACAGCTGAACTGAACGTCATGAAGTTCGTGAACGCCGCCGAGTATAAGCTGTATCTGCGCCGTCTGGCGGAAGAAGCGCGTGAAACCAGCGGGCGCGGGACCAAGAGCTGGTGGTGGAAACTGCGCATGAAGCTCATCGATGGCATTATCGTTGATGGTCTTATGGACTTCCCGCGCGGACACGTCAAGTCCGAAGAAGAGCGCCTGCAGAATCTCGGTAAGAAGGAATACGAGAAGCTGCGCTCGCGCGACGAAGACTGGGAAGCTTCCATCAAGCTGAACGGTGAATCGTCGATGGTCTATTCGGATCTGGATACGGATCTCATCGGGATCGCTCAGCGTAACTTCTCCCTGCGTACGGAACCCGTGCCGTACACTCGTAAGGAATCGTTTCGCGTGTTCCTCTCCGACTGGATGCGTTTCATTCCGCGCCGTCTGCGAGGCGGTGCTTGTACGGTGCCCAAGTGGAAGACCGAGTACGATCCAAAGAGCGTGCCGCTCGTGAAGTGGATGATCGAGAACGACGTCGTTAACAACGTGAAGGCGCTCAACTGGGTAGCTACTGAAAAGATGCTCGTCGGTGAAGCAGCATTCCTGAATGGTAAGAAGATTGCCATCCAGGGCGAAATGGTCGGACCGGACTTCAACGGCGGTGCAGAAGGCTTCCCGGTGAACCAGTTCTTCATGTACCGTGCGTACGGAAACGGTAACTACAAGTACACGCCGGACGAGGTGAAGATCATTGCTGGTCTTCTGAAGCTGAAATACATTCCTGTCGATACGGCTCGGATGAAGCTTCCGGCAGACATGGCAACGTTGATCAAGATGGCTGATGGTAAGTCGGCACTTGGGGTCGAAGGTGTGCTTCGCGAGGGTCTGGTGCTGAAGAACCACGAGACTGGCGAGTCATTCAAGGTGATCTCGAACAAGTGGCTCGAAAACGAACCGCTTGGCGAAGAAGAAACGGCGGTATCTTAAACAAAAGGAGTACGAGTAGATTGAACTACGCGATTGAACAGCGCATGCGCCTGATCGACTTTTTGCTCGGTCACTATGGAACGATTCAGCGGGCGGCTTTGGCGGATTATTTTGGGATCTCCATCCCTCAAGCATCCAAGGATCTGAGTGTTTATAACAAGCTCGCACCTGCAAACATGAAGTACGATGCGGTCGAGAAATGCTATCGACGCACCGATCAGTTCAAACGCATTTATCCGTGACGGCGGCATAAGAGCCAGGAGACCTTCGGGTCTCCTGGCTCTATGACATTCCTTCTTTTTTTTGGTCCTAATGAACCTTAGAAGGTAATCGAAGCGCTGACGGTTGTGCCACTACCGATGTTACCCGAACGAACTTCGTCTGCTCCGGCCGCGAGGTCGGAGATGTTCGTCTGGTAGCCAGTCTGGCTCTGAGCCTGGACGTCAGCAGCAATCGCGTCGACGAACGGTGCACGCTCGTACGGGTTCGCGCCCGTGATGTTGATGCCGTTGAGCAGCATCTGGGAGAACGCGTCGACACCCAGACCGAACTGGGCGATACCTGCGAATTCCACGTCGTAGGCCACGATTTCGCCACCGGCGTTCAGGTCGCGCTGACCCGTGACTTCGCCCGAGCTCTTCGGGAACATGTTCGTGACGAGCCACGACTTGTTCACCTTCGTGTGCGTCGGGTCCGGTTCGATGAACGAGCAGGTCATCGTGTACCGATCCGGCAGCATGTCCGTCACGTTGTTGCCAGCGATCGTGTTGATCGAGGCGACCTTCGAGTTCGGGTCCATGATACAGTATTGAATCCAACCGCGCAAGAAGCGGTTGATCGGCATACCGTACTTTTCGTTCCAGCGGAACTGCGGCTGGGAACGGCTTTCCTTCACGTCCGTGAATTCTTCCTGGACCTGACCACCACCGCCGACGGGATTGCCGTCGACCGTGTCAACCGTGAGAGTGGACTGCAGACCAGTGATCGAGAGCGGATGCAGCTCGATCAGGGCGCGCAGCGTGCCGATCCAGTAGTCCGGATTCGGCAGATCGGCGAACGCCGACGGTGCTTCGACCAGCAGTGCGATCAGGTTGCGGCGAACGTACGCTTGGTTGCCGACCCACTCGGTGAGGTCGGGAGCGTAACCCATCTGGCCGGAGTACTGCAGGTCGGCCATCGGGATGTTGACGCCTTGCCCGAACGCGTAGCCCTGCGGCATCAGCGTTTGTGCGATACGGCTCATGTAAAGCTCCTGTTCTTAAATCCTAAGTGACGACGAGGGGATTGCTCCCCTCGTACCCCGCCGATGTCCTTAGTTGGCCACCAGCGTCGCCGCCGTACCACCAGCCGTCGTCTGGAGATCCGTCGAACGGTTTGCCTGGATGATCAGCGTTTCCACCGTCGGCATGTTGTTCGCGTAGATCTGCAGCATCAGCGTCCAGCTGTAGCCGCGTGCCGCATCCGCATCCGTGAAGTACGTCTTCGGGATGATGGTGAAGCGACCATCGAAACGCTGATTGGTCTGCTTGACCGCTTCCTTGTTGACGCGATCCACCAGTTGGTTCGGGGACAGCTTGCTGTTGCCCGAGAACTTGCGACGGATACGATCGCCGACCTTCTCCAACTCCACGCAGCCCATGACCGTGAAGAAGCTGGTGAGCACCGACGTGTCGTTATTGTACACGGTCTTGAAGGCCGGGAAGTAGAACGAACGACGACCGTACGCTTCCACCCAGACCAGACCGTTGTCCCAGTCGGAGTTGCGCACCGATGCCGGAGTGGACGTCACGTTGATGCTCGTCATCAGCGTCACCTGATTCAGCGGGTCTTGGTCGAACGAGTACACGTTCTTCCACACACCGTCGCCCGAACCCATGTACTTCGCAGCCTTCGCAGCAAACTCGATCGTCATCGGCAGACGCTTCTTGTACAGGCTCGAGATGAGCGTACCCGAGCGGCCGAGGATCATGCCGCGCATCGTAGCCGTGCCGAAGTAGTCCGACTCCGGATACATCTGCAAACGCGTGCGCAAAGCGACCGCGAGTGCCGATTCCTGCGAAGCCGTCAGTGGCGTGACTGCGTTGGCGATCACGTCGTGCGTACCGAGGACGACGAACGTGTCCTTACGAACGCTGATGAACTGGCACAGGTCGTACTTCGTCTGCAGCGGGAAGCCGGTATCGTAGATGATCGATTCCGGGAACGTCGCCGTATCCTGCAGATAGCTGTTCGGGTCTGCGTAACCCGCGACAGCAGCCGAGACGAGCGACGCGAACGTCGTGTCGTTCATCGTGCCGTCCGAACCACCCGATGCGTACACCGTGGTGTTCTGCGTGAAGCGCACTGCGTTCGACGCTTGCGTCACGACTTGGAACGTGTTGTAAGGCACGTTCTGGCTCGAAACACCCGAGACGAAGTTGAACAGGTACTGTTCGTTCGCTGCACCAGTGAAGTCCGTGAAACCCGCAACCGGGTTCGCGAATTCCGCCGTGTAGAACTCCTGCAGCAGCGTCGCGACGTTGTCGTCGTACACGTGCAGACGACCGAACGGACCCCATTGCGGAACTTGGCCACCAGCCGGGCTCAGGTTCTGATACGCCTGGAGCAGGCGGTCACCGATGTACAGCTGTTGCGTCGACGTCTGGTCGACCGTGTTTGGCTTGAACGTCAGATCGTAGTACTGCGAACCGTCGTTGCCTGCCACGATGGCGGAGGTGCTGTTAGCCGAGCTCTTCTGCGCGAACGCAAAGCGGAACGGATACACACCGTCTTGCGTCAGGTACGTCTCGTTGATCGGCGTGCTCGAGACCGACGTCGGCGCCCACATACGGAAGCCGTTCCAGTTGCCTGCGGCACCGATGTGCGACACTTCGAGATCGAAGATCGGGAAGCGGTTCGACTGCGTGTTCGACGTTGCATCGGTCTGGTCACCCGCGATTTCGACACCCGCACCGAACGTGCTGTTGCCGTCTTGGTCCGGAGCGATGTACGCAGTCACCCACTTGACTTGGAAGCCTGCGAGTTTCGCACCTGCGCCGGTCACCGGTACGGGGTTGCCGCTCGAATCGGTCTTGATCGAACCGTCGATGTTGCGTTGGTACTGCTGGATCTGTGTGGGGAGCACGTCCAAGTACACACGCACGTTTGCGCGAGGAGCCGCATCCGGCGGAATCACGCGCTCGATCATCATCTGGTTGGCCGCCGGATTCAGAGCTTCCGTGACCAGTGCCGTCTGGTGGTTGTAGTACGGTTTGAGCGGGTTGAACGAATCCGCGCCGTACATTTGCGTCATCGAGTCGCCGACCACCAATTGCGGCTGGTTGGGGCCAGGGCCGGTCTGCGTGAACAGATAGACCTTCGCCAGGTGGGTCGGCAGGTTCTCCGGAATCGGAACCAGGGCCCGCGTGCTGTTATCCTGCACGCCGAGCATGTTCGTCATCGGAGCGGCGTTGATAATTGCATTCGCCATTTCGCGATTCCTTAGTTGAATGGTATGGTTTCGAAGACGATGCTAAACATCCTGGCGTCCTCTGGTGAGGCTGACCCTATCCCTCCATTCAGTTGGTCAAAAACACCAGCTGCAGGAAAATGTCAGTCATAAGTATTTAAAATTTATTCCGCCGAGGGCTGCTGAGCGAGGTCCAAACGAGAGCTGAGAAACAGCATAGAGCTGCTCGAGTAAAAATCGCCATAGGATGGCGGTAAGTTTTCACACGAATCTCTTATTCTTCCGGTCTTATGACCCAACTACACTGGGATGAACCATGAGTATTTTCCGTTCGGCCTACGATACCAAGGCCTGCGAGGGCTTTGCGGTCGACAAGCTTCTCGCTGAAATCAAGAAGTCAATGACCATGGGCTGGCTGAGCCCGGTACCCGATACGTCGATTCTTCGTGTCGACGGGGCCGACACGCTCTCCGCAGGCATCCCGTCTTTCATGCATCCGATCGTGTTGGAAAACCGTTTCGACGGCATGCCGAGTCCGTCACTGCAACTCGCTATCGATGCCCGTCCGTTCGGCAAGTGGGACCAGCATCAGCGTCAGTTCGCGGTACGCAACGGCGTGGAATACGACCTGCTCGTTTTCCGTGCCAAGCTCAACCAAATCTGGATCAGCCATCCTGCACAGATTCTGCGCGATGTGTCCTCGCTGCCGATGAGCGTCTACTGTTCGTGGATCAGTGAGAACGTGGCACGACGCTTTGCGCTCGATCCGCTCGAGCAAATGAAGCTTGCCATTCTGACCGGTTTCTTCTATCAGTCGAACTTCACCGACCTGAAGGAGCTGCAAGAGCGTGACACGATTCGCATGGTGCAAGCCATTGTGAAGGCTACGCGTGCCAAAGCCGAAGACGTGCTCGACGTGGTGGATCAATTCAGTGCACCGATCTCGGGTGTGAAGGAATTCTGCGAGAAGGCCCAAGAAGTGACGGGCAGTGTACGTCTGCACGAGCTGAACATCGGCGTGCTCGCAGGCATTCTGAGCAAAACCTGGTTCGGGGGGCCGAATGCCGCTGAGCTGCTCTTCGTTGCACTCGAACACCCGCCGACCTGGCTCACCATCATGATGGCTGCTGCCACTGAACGCACGTTCAAGAACTCGCAAATCACCAAGATCGCAGAGCGTCAGTCCATGGCTGCGAATAAGCAGTTCGTGCAAGCGCTCGTGAACCTGGTCAATGTGACGTCGGGTAAGTAAGAACCACTCGCTCCGAAAGGGGCGAGCCACTAGAGGCAGATATGGCTTACGATTTCCTCGAAGCTTATGCCCTGTCAAACATCTGGTGCGCTCCCTATCAAGACCGACAAGCGATCCTTGAACTGGCTCGCATGACGCCTGCGGGGGGAGCGTTCAACTACTTCAAGGTCCAGAACACCACGGTGAACTTCCCGGTTTCGAAAGTACGCTTCCATGTGTACTCGATCGGGCAAGTGAATCCGCTGTTGCTCGGGATCTATCCGAAGTGGACCTGGAACACGTTTGCAGACGCATGTAACAAGAAGAACTTCATCTGCGACCTGTACGCGAATAGCGGCTTGGAAATGCCGCGTACGCAAAGCTGGTACATGGTCACGGAGAATCACAACCTGATCGTCGCTGTGCAAGTACAGCCGCGCATCAACATCAACCTCGACACGGAACCGCTCTTCCTGCGGATCTACAGCAATGCTTTCTATCGGACGCTGCAAGCGACGACACCGGGAGCACAAGTCTATGTCGAGGGTCGTACGCCGCTGAACACGGATGACATCCTTGCCCTGCAAAACGATCTGGCTACCTACCAGGCGAAACCGGGCGCGGTGTACTGCTTCGTGAACGGCTATAAGCAGAACACGATCAATCTGTTCACGGTGAATGTGGGCGATGTGGTGGAGTTCGTTTATGACGCGTCGATCTACAAGATCGTCGACTTCAAGATGACGGATCTGCGTTCGTTCAATTCGATCTTGGACGCGAAAGCAAAGTGGTTGCTGCACTATCCGGGCAACATCAACGAGATCGACTACGAAGATGACATTGACGTCTTTGTAGTGCAAAACCCGAGGCCCAATGTCTGGCAAGGTGTGTATTATCACCGTAATGCAGGCGACAGTTTGCGTAACGTGACGCACAAGGACTACTCAGTAGTGCCTGCGTACATTAACGCGTTCTGCCAAGATCAAGGCTGGGACCCGATGTCCTGCTACTTGCGGCTGCATATTCGCAATGGCGGCTGGGAACGTCCGGTGGTGTTCGAAAACAACCGTATCCATGAGCTGTACAAACTGAGCGACGATAAGATCCTCGGGGCGATGCTCGGGATCAACTCGAACCTGCAGAACTTCCGTGCGGATACGCTCGAGAATTCAGCGTATGCAGCCATCATGGGTGCGCAAGTACCGGTGCTCGACAAACCGACGGTGGAAAATGCGTTGGGCTACAACGCGATCAGCAAAGTGTTGGGAGATACGCCGCAAGCCGTGTACTCCAACTCGGGCCAGAACGTGGTGGACGTACCGTATGGGCTGCAAGCGAAGTCGACGGGTTACGAGTACGATACGAACGGTCACCTGTTGGGTTGGACTTCACACCAAGTGGGTTCCACCTACCCGTGCGCTTTCACGGCTGCTACGACTGTGGAATTGATTTCGGGGACGGCGAATAACCAACTCGATGAAGTCTATGGTGCAACCAGCTTCATGCTCGATCCGGCAGTAGATTACCGGATGTACACCTGTCCTATCGTCAACGGTGTGCCGAATAACCAATGGACGGATGTGACGGGCGGCCCACAGTACTCAGTGATCGCAGGCACGTTGACTTGGTTGGTTGATCCGACGCAGTTCTACACGCTAGTGCGTGGGGATCGATACTTCCTTGGGTATGGGTTGGATCTGACGACCAGTGACGGGTTACTGCAATTTAGCCTGTCGCATCGTGCGACTCGAAACGGTCAAACGACGAACTGGGTCATGCAAATCCCGATGGGTGAACTCGATCTATGGTTGAACGGTAAGGCATTGGTGGAGGGAATCGATTACTTCGTGAACTTTCCACAGGTCATGATCGTCAACAAGTCGTTCCTGAATCAAGGCGCACCTACACAGCACGTGGACATTCGCTTTACGGGCTTCTGTAATGCAGACTTTACGCGCACGCCTCAGGATGACAAGGGTTTCATCCAGTACGGTCTGCTCTCGGACAATAACAAGTTCGACATTCGTGACGACAAGGTGCTGCGCATCCAGGTTAACGGGGCTTTGATGACCCGTAACCAATTGCAGTTCCAAGAAACCACGGCAGGGGTGAGCGTGCCGAACGCACTTAACGGCACACCTTACCTTGTACGGGATATCGTCGTACCGTTGCGCGGCCTCACGAAGACCGATACGTACACGATGCGAGCCGCATCAATGGCAATCGACGATGCAACAGCAGCGTACATGACGCAGTATTACGACATGCCGCAGCCCTCGGGTGAAGATCAGATCATGCAGTCCTATCCGATCTTCAGTCCGTTCTGCTGCAAGTTGATCTACGACATGAACGCCGGTGTGCTCGACGATCCGCGGATGTATCAGCAGTACAACGATTCGGTCGTGTATGCGCTGTGCAAGCCGTACGAGTACCTGCTGAAGATGGACCCAACGCAACCGGCTATCCAGCCTGATTTGCGCTTCGTCACGATTCAGCCGCACAATCAGAACCAGGTGATGAAGATGTCGATCTATCACTATCGGTTCTTGCAGCGTGCAGTCAACCTCTATCTGAATGGGTTGGTGAATCTCGCCAACTTTGTGCAGATTGCAACTTACACGGGTGGAACCTGATGTCTCAAGCTCAAGTAACGGGGACCGATGGCGTCGTGCCGATTTACGACCCCAATGGTCGTTTTCAGATCTGGGCATTGAACCAGGTCTTCACGGGTGGTCCGGGTGCGAACATGTACGTTCCGAACCCGAATGACTACGTGGTCGACAACGCGCCCGGTTCGAATCAATGGTATCGCGTCGCTTCACTCGATCAGACGACGCTGATCGCTACGCTTGTGCCGCTCACGTCGATGGCTGTCGGCGCTTTTGATCCGTCCGATCTCCTGATGGGTGTTGGACCGGGTACGCAGTCAGATACGTACCGCTGCTACCTGGATCAAAGCGTCATGCCGTTCCGGGCAGCAATCGATGTGCGGTTGCAAGTCGCAGGGACCATGGCGTCCTACGCGAAGGTGTTCCGAGGCGCAATCCTCGGCACGCAAGGCCAGGTCATCAGTGCGTTCTACGATCAGTCTGGTAACCTGCTGGGCGAGAACGTACCGCTTGAACTGGTGGCGACATCAGTGACGGGTAACACGAACATCTCGATCAAGGTGGTGAAGCCGTTTTACACCAAGGTTGCGCTGGCAGATGGTGAGATCATCACGGTCGTCATCTACGCAGCAGATGGCACGGTGCTCTCCAAGCGCCAGCTCCTGGTGGAAAACACGGCATACATCCGAACGACTGATGCATCGGAGAAGTACGTCACGGGTATCTCGATGACGTCGCCTTTCATGTCCTCGAGCGATCCGAATACGCTGGCCTACCCGATCAACGTGCCGAAGAACGGTCTGAACCTGATGGGTCTCGTGCAGTACAGCGACGGGACCTCGGCAGAGATGCCGGTGGACGGTACGAAGTTCAGTCTCATGGGGCTGGACAACTACGTCGCCACCATCGTGGGTCAGAAGTTCCCGCTGGTGCTCAAGTACAATCTCTCGCCCAACGAGATCGTGTATGGGGCAACGGCGAACGTCGATGGTTCAGGCAACGCTGCGTTCATCAGTGAGACGTACAAGGCCACGACCTTGAATATGGACGGCGCGTACACGATGAAGCTCTTCTGTGTACCGGTGTTCGTGGACTCGATCAACGGCTACCGTCTGGACTGGTACCTGTACAACCTGGATCGCAATATCGCGATGCTGGTAACGCCGTACGTGAAGTTCGCCACCAACTCTCCGGCATTCCTGCCGAAGGGCTACGGGGTGAACCAACAGCTGCAGGTACAGATCACGCTCTCGGATGTTAATCCATCATTCAAGAACGTGCAGTTCACGGAAACCATCGGCCTCGTGCTGTATCGTGACGGTACAGACAAGACGGGGACGAACTGGACGATCGCGTACAACCCCGGTCAGAACCCGGCGTACGGCGTGAATACGCATGCCTTGACGACGTTCGTGAACCAGAACCTGATGCAGGTGTACATCAATCAGGGGCTCTCGGATCAGGAAGCCTGGCTCGATCAGGTCTACTATCCGTCGATGCCGCTCACGGACCCGACACAGGAAACGGTACCGCCGATTCCAAACATGTTCTCGATCGTGTTGCCGTCGGGCGATGTGGAATTCCCGATCTCGCAGTGGAACAGCCAACTGGCGATTTCGCAAGCACTTCCGGCTGGTAGCACTCTGCTGGTGAAGTTCTTCTATCGTACGCCGGAGAACGATCTCGAATTGGCACTGTGCCCGATGACGATCTGGCAAACCAACTAACGCTTCGGCGTCATAAGGCCCAGGGGTTTCCCCCTGGGCTCTATGCCATCTTACCGCCAGGGACGACCAGCGGCTGTTCCGTACACCCCATAGCCTTGAGGTGCGCCAAACATGTCCACGTGCGTCGTCGGCACGTCACTGGTGACGAGCATGCCGGTGTTGTGCCCGATGAACTGGTTCTGCTGTTGCTGCTGATACAGGTTCATGTGGCGAACCTTGTTCTTCTTCGTCTCACGTGCAGAACGAATCAGTTCATCCACGGAGTAGATTTCGTCTTGCTCCAAGATGATCTTCTTGTCCAGCATGCGCAGCTCTTGCTCCAAACGAGCTGCAACAAAGTCATCGTGTTCGCCAGTGAGGTTGTTGTAAATTTCCTCAATGCGACTGCGGATGGTTTGTTGCTCCATTCGGCGGAAGAAGTCTTCGCTCGACTCTTGCTGCGGTGTCTTGACTGCACACATGACCTGGCGCGGATCGATACCGTAATGCGACAGGTTCTTACCATGCATGAGGAACCAGTGGCACAGCAGCCAGCCGATAACCAAGTCGTCGTGTTCACCGTCTTCGTGGTCGATACGACCATTCTTGTACACGAGGCCCAGAATCTGACCTGCCAGCATTTTGTCGTGCACCTTCATACCTGCGCGCTGAGCCGCAGCTTGCAACGTCGAACCGTAGAGCGCCGTGCGGCTGTTGGCACCCGAACCTGACGTTGCGAAACCAAACGTCGTCTTGTAACGCACGAAGATGTCAGTCGGGCGACGCCCCATCGGCACCTTGATTTCCTTGTACCGATCCGGATACTCGTCGTAATCCTGCACGACCTTGTTGAAGATACGCTTGAACGGATCTTCGCCGTAGTTCGGCAGCATCAGAAGCAGGTAATCCAGGAGCATCGCACCAGTCGAACGACGTTCGATAACGGCCGTGATGTTCGGGTACTTAACTAAGGTATCGCACACCCACTTCGAGAACGTAATCAGGTTCGTCTCGTTGTAGGAGCCCGCTGCGACGACGTCGAGGGTTTCGACATCCATCAGGACGAGTGAGATGTCGTCTCCACCTCCGGCCTCGGAGGTATCCATCCCCAGCACAAACTTGCCATTGGCCATTCGGTATTCGATCTCGTCTTCCGGAATGTACCAGCGTGTGATGTAACCGTCTGGATCGCTGATCGAGGTGTACAACTCATCCAGACGGGAGGAAGCGATCATCTCGGCGATAGCGGTGGAGAGCGGCGAGCTTTCCGTACCCGAAGTCCACAGATTGAAGTAGTCTCGGTTCGCGTCATCGCCTGTTTGCAGCGATTCTTCAATCTTCTGCTTGAGCCATTCATCGCTCTTACCGAGCTGACGGTGACTGAAGGTGCCATTGATACGGAACAGACCTGCACGGCTGTTGCGACGAACCATGCGATCGAGTTCAGCCCAATCTTTGCAATCGAAGAACTTCTCGGTCCAAGTCGCGGAGTCTTCCAACAGCTTGTAGATGAAGCGACCGTCCTTATCGTCCTTCTTGCCAGCTGTTGTCGTCAGGATCGTCCCATACGGCGCACCAGCGGCCTTGGCCCGTTCCACAGCCGCACCGGTTGCCGCCAATGCTGCAGGCAGAGCAATTGCGATATTCGGCTGGAACGGCGGCTCGTCGATGTGGAAGATCGCGGTCGTCAGACCCCG